TGGCTATTGGCAACCAGACCAGCATCGCCCAAGCGGCCGCCTGGGCGATGCTGGTCTGGTTGCCAATAGCCAGCGCCTTGCCTGAGCTCGGGTTCACTCCCATGCGAGACATGGCCCGGCTTTGCTGGTCACGCGCGCTTGAAAATCCTGCGTTGACATCGGCCTGGGCCTCGCCCACCAACTGCTCGGTGCGCCCTGCCGTGTTGAAGTCCTTGGCATCCTTGACCAGCGTGTCCTGCATGGTAGACAACTCACCGCGCCGGCCCAGCATCCAGGTGCGATCTTCCTGGGACTGGTCGTAAGCTGTCTTGGAAGAATCAATGCCAAAGCGCATTTGCTCTTCTTGCAGTGGCGCCAGCTTGTCGGCCATGGCCATGATGCGCTCAATCGAGGCATCCTGAATCCCCATGGATTTAATCTGCGCGGCAATCAGCGCCGGATCCGGTGGCGGCGCGGAAGACCCGCCCTTGCTGCCAGGGTAAAGGCGAATGCCGGCCTGGTAGCCGCTGTGCTTATTTGGAATCAACATACCGGCATCCTTTTTTCCACATCACGTAAATAATCACATCGCCACCGTCCGGGGCGGCGCCCTTTAGCCTGGCCTCCTCCTTGAATCCAAGATGCTCATCAAACCGACGCGCATCCAGGTTACTGGCATGCACATAGCCACTGACACGATCCACCCCAAGCTGCACGAACGGGTAAGCAAAGCAAGCCGTCAGATAAGCCCGGTTCAACCAGGACCGGCCAGGAACCGCGCCAACGTGCATCCACACATTGCGCCCGTTGTTGCCCTCGTAAATCACCCCAGCCACCAACTCGCCGTCTTTGCGCAAGCCAATGGCGGCCATATCCTCAAACCTGGCCAAGCCAGGAACAAGGGACCGAACGAACGGAAAAACCTGGTCGACATTGAATTCCAGCATGGCAGCGATGCTGGCATCCTTGCCACGATTTCAGGCCAAACTACCACACAACCTCCGCCACGTCTTCCGCTGTGGTCGCTGTGTCAATCAGCACCCGCAAGCCCTGCGCCTTGGCAAACTGCGCCATACCAGTTTGATCCCGCTGCACTCAGGGCTCTACCGGCCAGACGATATTGAACGGATCAGCCTGCTCAGTGATGTCGCGCAGCGCCTGGCGGTAGGTGGCCCAGGCTTCCTTTGTGGCAAGGGGCACATCGGGCAGTTGGGTCCAGTCGCTTGCCATCAGTAGTCCGTCACGTTTGCGGCGCACCAAGGGCCACTCGGTTTCATGGGTGCGGGGGTCTTCCCATTGTTTGGCGGTGTAGCTGAAGACGTGATTTTCTGAGGGCTGATCTGGGAGTTCGTGGTGAACGCCTGCATCCAGCCAACCAATTTCATGGGAAGAACCGATAAGTACACCTTGTAAATCATTCTCAAATACGCTTGGCTCTGACGCAGTACCCCAAAATAAGACCCTACCTGTTGTCTTTTCAAAAACCGTAAATTTAGTGTTCATCGTAATGTCCCAAAAGCAATCACCTTGTTTGTTCCAGAGCTGTTATATGTGCCGCCTATTGAAATAGTGACAGTTCTGTCGGATGCACCAGCAACGCAGTCAACGTAGTTAATAAGCGTTGACCCTGAAGTGACATGCACAGAACCATCCCTTCCGAATGGGGCTACAGTTCCGTAAATTCTGTTTGACACTGTAATGCCGTCAATTGTTAAGGTCGGAGAGCCATTAACAGTTGACCCATATTCATATCGGTAGTTGGCGTAGTAACCAATCCCAACAATACGCATGGTTTGATTGGCTGGCACAGTGAGCGTAGTTGAACACCCCGCACCACCGGAGCCTGAATTAACTACCGACACCGCATTCCCGGCAATATTGATCGTATTCACCGCATCAATGGCATTTGCCGTCAAGGTGCCGCTGAAGGTGCCAGTCACGCCATTCAGGGATGATGTGCTGTTGATGGTTGACCCGGTTATTGACCCGGTAAAAGACCCCGAAGTGGCCGTAATCGCCCCACTGATATTCGCCTCAGTCGCAGTCAGAAGCCCTCCGCTGCTCACTGCAAACTTGCCCGAGTTTGTGGCAATGGTGGTTGCCGTCAGCGCCCCGGTAATTGCAAGACTGGTATTGTCCCAAGTCAGCCGATTCCCAGCCGAATTACCCAGCGACAAGCGCCCGTCGCTCCCAAGGTGAAAACCTGTTCCGGTGTTGTACGCCGACTGCCCAGCCCGCACTGCGTTGGATGCAATCGTGATGCCGCCAATCTCCCCGGCTGTGGCATACACCGTCCCGCGAACCACGGCATTCTGCATTTCCGCATAGCCGTTGGGCTGAAGAATCCACCCCGCCGACCCGGCCACGTAGTTGCTGCTTTTCAGGTTACCCCCCACCGTGCCGTCGCCAATGGTCAGCTTGGCCGCACTCAGGTTGGCGATCTTGGCATCATCCACCGCGAGGTTGGCGATCTTGGCGCTGGTGACCTGCAAGTCTTGGATGAAGGCCCGTTGTGCATAGACGCCAGCAGGAAACGTCACACCGCCTATGACCGTGGATGTCGCCAGCACAGAAAACGGCACATAGCCTGCCGCCGACCCCGTAGGGGCCGCAATACTGAACTTGTCCGCCCGAATCTCAAAGGTTGACCCGGCACCCGTTGGGCCGGTCGAGGCCAAGCCAAAACCAGACACCTTGCCATTGACATCAATCTTGACGGTGTACTGCGCAAACAACTCCCCCGTCTGGGTGGCACGGGTCGTCGCCTCGGTCTGGATGGCGACTGTATTGGCGTTGTAGGAAGACGACAGTGTGTTGATCTGAGAGGCCAGCGTGGCGTCGGCCGTTGCGCGCGCGGTCTGCTCCTGCGTCACGATGGCGGCATTGGAGTTAACCACGGCCACCAGCGCCAGCCGGGCCGAAGCCTCCGCTTCATCGGCGCTGATTCTGGCGTTCGTTTCGGAGGTCACAGCGGCAATGCGTGCATCCTGCTCGGCCTGGGTCCGGGTGGCAGCCGCCGAATCCATCACGCTCAAGCCTGCCAGCAGCGCCGTATTCAGTGCCGTCAGGGTGGCCTCGGTGTCAGCCAGGTTACTGACAATGGCCGCGTTGCGGTTTGACACTTCGGCCTCTGTGGCCGCAATGCGCGCCTGGCGCTCCGAGTAAATCAAGCCGGTCGTGATGGCACTGGCGTCGGTGCCGGTGTAATCGCCGCGCATTTGCACAGCCAGTGTCTCGCGTGCTGCGGCCTCTGCGGCATCAGCGGCGGCGCGTGCAGTTTGCTCGGTCTGCACCACGGCAATGACTTCGGACAAGTCGCCGCCCGCAATAGCCACCACGGTGTCAATCTGGTTTTGCAGATCATTGACTGCCGTGCTGCGTTTGCCCGCCTCGGCCAAAATTGCAGCAGCGCGGGTGCTCGCCTCCAGGGTCAGTGCGTTGGTACGGGCCAGGGTTTCCGTTGCCAGCCTGGCATTCACACTGCCGGCGACCCCACTGGCGGCGTCGATCAGGTTGATGCGGGTGCCCAAAGTGGCGTGCAACTGGCTGGCGGTAATTTCCCCGCTCAAGGCATCCAGCAGCAAGGCAACATCCTGTCCGGTCGTGGCCACCACGCCATTGGTTCCACCAGCTGGAACAGTAGACTCCACGCCGTCAATCGTCACCCAAGTCAGCCACAGGTGCCAAGTGGTTGCGGGGTTGGTCGCATGGCTGGCGACGGTGCCGCCAAATTCCGTGATGACCACCGCGTCCGTGAAGACCGGCAGCGGTCCTGCGGTCCATGTGGCACCATACAGCTTGCTCTTGGCGTGCCCGTTGCCCTGCGTGTACGTCTGAGGGTCGCACGTCAGCAGCAAGTTGGTGATGCCCGCAGACAGACAAGGGTCTCCGGCGCGCGAGTTGTCCCAAATGCCATTGCGCCACGTCGGTGTCGGGGGTGGCGTCAGGTCCACCTCGTAAGGGTCCGCGCCACCCACAGCAGAGCCCGGCCCACCCACCGGGGAGGCTCCGCCACCACCCGCCAGCCAGCGTGGGTTCAAGTCAATCAGCCCGGCATCCGCCAAGTCCCGCACGGTCAAACCCCGGTCCATCTTATTGCCCCGGTTGCCAAGGTAAACGCTCAGCGCCTCGCGCACCTTCTCCAGAAAGTTGGGCGAGTTGACGGGGGGCAGGTCTTTGCGGGAGTCGGTCATTATGTTTGCGCCAGTTCTTGCATGGAGTGCGCCAAGGCGAAGCCCTGAATCGCACCGTTGGTTGAAAGCTCGACCTGATACCGGTCAGCGTGGTAGCCGCTGGGCAATCGGAAAGGGGTGGCACTGGTCACGCTCTGGGTATGCTTGAGCGCACCGTCCGCGTACAGTGTGAAGGCAACCGGGTAGCTGTCCGCCACCACCTCGGCGCAGGCAAAACCACACACCGGTTTAGGCGTGCGATGCACCTTGGTCCTCACCGTGGTCGTCAGCGCTGCGCCTGCGTCCCACTTCTTGACGTTCACACCATCCAGCACATACAGCGCGTCTTGCAGCGGGTCGAGGTACACCGTGTCCACACCAAAGTCCATAAAGTACATGCCCTGCGGATTGGCCGGGTCCAGCATGAAGGCTTTGCGCGTGCCATCGTTGTAAAAGCCAAAGTAGCGGCCCTCGTACATCGTGCCGGTGATGGTTTCGGGCTTCAGCGCCTGCCAGTCATCGCGGGTCAGAATGCCGTCGGTCAGCAAGCGCGGGCCACCGTTGCCCACATAAGCCAAGCCATCGGGTGCCGCCCAAGCCACGCCGTGGCCCATGCCCACCGCACTCAGGGGTGCCACGCAAGCCTGCGACCACTCCATTGGCTGCTCATCCATTGCGTCCGGCGTGCCGCCCGTGATGAAGGAGGGGTTGCCATCGGTCAGCATCACCAGCGTTTGCCCAAAAGTCGCCAGCGCCACCGGGGTGGCATTGGTTGGCAACACCTCATAGGCCAGCGGCCAAGCGTAAGCCACAAACGCCTCGCAGAAGCGGATGGACCGGCCCGAGATACCCGCCATCATGCCGTTCCACAGGCCGGTCAGAAACTTCAGGTCTTCAGGCGGCTGCAGCCAAGTGGTGCTGAGCAGCGTCTCCGCCAGCAGGCGACCATCGTCCGTGGTCGTCACCAAGGTGGAGGCAATCTCGCGCACAAAGAAAAAGTTGGCATCCCCAGCGGTGCCCGACTGGGTGCGGTAGATGCGAATCCGGTTGATGCCGTAGTTGCCTGCGGGTGGCGAGGCAAAAGCGTTGATGGTCACAATCGCATTGGTGCGGCAAACCAGCTCCAGCGATGGCGCTGCCGGGGCGCTCTCTTGACCCACATCGGTCACAAACGTGTAGGTGTAGTAGCGCGACTCCACGTCCGTGGTTTGCGCCTTGACCTCGACCGCCGTTGCCACCGTGGTGAAAATGTCCGACACCTCGGGCAGAATCTGCTTGATGTCAAATCTCGCACTGGTGCCAACCGCGTAGGTACTCAACTTCAGGTTGTAATTGACGCCGTTGCTGTCCAACACCTTCTCAGCCTTCAGGCCGTCCACCGTGGCAAATGCCTGCTGCATGACATCAAGGGTCACGGCTGGGGGAAAGGTGCCGGGGCCAGCGGTCAACGCCACCAAAACAGGGGGGTTGCCGTTTACAGAGACCGCCAGCTTCATGCCCACCGGGGTCAACGTGGCATTGATGTTCTCCCAGTCATAAATAGCGACTGCGGGTGCCGCCGGGGAGCCAGTGGCTCCGGGTTGATTTGGGTACAGCACCCCGAACTTACTGGCGTAAACAGCCGACCAAGCGAGATTTATGTACCACGAAGCAATGGTTTTTGGGATGACGCCTGCGACCACTGAAATCGCGTCAAAACCAGCAGGAGAGCTTGCCCAAAACGCTGTGGAATAACTCACATCATCCGGATGAAAGCTCTCGTTCACGCCGGTCTTTTTACCCATCTTGAAGTGGGTGCCAATGGCGTCCGACACGATGCGCAGGCCCGCAAAAACCGCAGGCACCGCAGGCACGTAAGTCACACCCTCAGACTCAGGCACCTCGGGCACAGCCGCTGCAGCGGCCACCACCACGGCAGCGATTCCAGTCAACGCATCCACTTGGGCTTGCAGTGACGCCAGCGTCACCACGCCGCCTGTGCCTGCCACCAGTGTGATGTCCTGCGTGGTGGTGTCCGAGAAGGTAAAGCGAACCACATCACCCACCGCCAGCGCAGCCACCTCGGCGGGCGTCACCTTGTAGGCATACTTGCCCGTGTCCACATCCGGGGCCGCATCTTCGGCGTTCAATAGGCAGGGTGTAGAGGGTGCGGGTACACCAAGCTCACGCGCTGCCGTCGGCATGGCGTTGCTGGTGCTGCTGATAGCCTTGGATTTGTCGGTCCACTTTGGCCCGCCAGAGCCCGTGAAGTAGGTGCGCTCGTCGTCTTCGTCGGAGTTCGGCCCCAGCACCGGGTGGACCTCGGTGGTCCAGCTCAACCAGTAGTTGGCATCCTGCGCCACATCGCGCCCCATGCGGTAAATCGTCTTGCGACCTGCGGGCACAGTCGCCACAGCCAGCGGGGCTTTCCACGGGCGCAAGTCGCCCCTGCCGGGCTTTTGGTTCGTGCTTTGCGTGCCGACGTTCTCAGCCAGCATCAGCGGGTGCAACGCGCGGTTTTCGCCCAGAAAGGCACCTTGTCGAATAATCATTGGGCCTCCATCAAGGTTTGGATGTCGTTAACGTGCCGGTCAGCCGCTTCAGAAAGCTCGATAAGCGCAGTCTCTGACTCTCTAGCAAAATCTTCGTAGAGACGGAGTAGCTCACCGCTGGCAGAGGCTGGCTCAGCGCAATCGGGGGTACTGGCGCCAACGGCTGCAAAGGCACTGGCCCGGTCGCCGCGCAACCCCCCAGCAACATCCCGAAGCTCAACAGCGTGATGGCGGAGGCTAACTTCACGGGATACCCGAGCGTTCTGAGCGTTGTTGACAACAGCACTGCGTTTTTGGCCCAATACGTATAGTTCGCGTTGCGAATTCGCCTGCTCGGTGAGTCGATTGTTTTCATGGGATTCCATTCGTAAATTTTGCAGGTGCCAAGCACTGCCAAAGCCAAGGGCTCCAGCAACTGCAGCGGCGATAAGTGTGAGGTTCATTGAGCGCTCATGCACGCGGCATGCCTCTCTTGCGCCCGCAGCCAGACGCCACGGCAGCGGTTCGCTGGGTCTTTGCAGTCTTTGCCAGCAGCGCGGCGCGAGTCGAGGTTCAGGTAAGCCTCGCACGATGCCCGGTAGTTCCCGACGTTGATCTGCTTGACCACCTCAGACCGGCAAGCGCCACCCGAGCCGCGCCAGTAGGCAAAATTCACCAGCGTGTCGTATTCCACTTGCGTCAGTTCGCCGGTCACGCAGCGCTTCAAGTTCAACTCATCCTTGCCGATGTGCGCCAAACTCATGCGCAGCGCTTTCTGGGGTGTCACGGTATCGCCCATCTTGACGGGTGAGCCGTCCGGGTTGAAGGTGGAGCCAAAGCCCACGGTCGCCCGGTCGCCGGGGATCGGGATCACGGCCCGGTCGGTGTAGCCTTCGTGCATCACCAGCGTCACCAGCGCCGCCGCACTCAGCGTCAGCCCAGCCACAGCGCGGCGGTCAATCATGCCAATCTCCAAAAATCCCAGAACCTCTTCAGCCGTTCAAGGTAGCGTTCCAGCTCACTCATGGATTTCTCCTTTGCGGGTGAAGTCGCGGTAGATCATCATCAGCTTATGGCTGATCAGCAGCACCGTGTAAATCAGCGTACCCCACAACACCAGCTCACTCACAGGCATCCCCGCAACGGTAGCAATCGACACAGATACAGGCGGTGCGGCCTTGGCAAGGACGGCAATGCCGGTTTCGGCGGCATGGGTAGAGGTCGTGGTCATGGGTCAATCCTTAAAAATCTCAATCTGCCACAGGTAGGCGTTATGGCAGTGGTTGGTTTGCCAAGGCCGAAACAGCCAGTCAATCACCGGCACAAACACTTTGCCCTGCCAACGCCCGCGCAGGCGCATGTCCCACGCCAGTGCAGAGATCGTCTCGCCTTTGGTGTACCGCCCAAAGCTGCCAGCCCACAGCACCT